TCAGTTCCTCAGGGAGATCACCCACCATGCTTTGAAGACTACCGAAGAAAACATTGGTACTATCTACCTTGAAGAAACAGCATGGGAAACTGCCATGGGTATCGCCAGTGTGGAGGGTAACAAACCATTCCATCTTCCTGACACACACTATACCGAGGATGAGCTACGCCAGGCATACGAGAACACATGGGGTACTGACCGTCTCCATACCCTCAATGATAAGTGGCGTGATAATGATGTCACCTATATCACTGACAAGATCAAGTACCTGGCCAAGGGTATGGACTGTCGTATGGTCATCCTTGATCACATCAGTTTCATGGTGTCAGATAACCCTGGTGATGAAAGGAAGATGTTGGATGAGATTGCACACAAGCTTAAAGCAATCGCAGTGGAGCTTGATATATGCCTACTCGCAGTATGTCACTCCAAGCGACAAGCAACCAAGCCTCATGAAGAAGGTGGCACCACTAGTCTGTCTGATCTACGAGGAACAGCAGGAATTGGTCAGTTGTCAAACATCGTCCTTGGACTGGAACGTAACGGGCAAGCAGACGATCCGACTGAACGGAACACAACTCTCATCCGTGTGTTGAAGAACAGGTTCAGTGGTAAGACAGGCCCGACCAGCCGTGTCCTCTATGATGAGTTCACCGGACGCCTCAATGAATTGATTGGAGAAGATGAATAATGCCTTACTTTTATACAGGTGAAGAGTTACAAAAGGTACTTACTTATTTAGACAGCAGAGGTATCTACTATGAAAGACGTGACACTGCCAGAATGTTAATCATATACCACCCACAGAAGAAGTGGAAAAGGTATGACTATCGTTGGAGTACAGGACGGTGGTCTCCTCTGCCAAACAAACTAAGGAAACACTATTGTTCCAGAGGTATCGAAGACTTCGTTAACCGTTTCCTTAAGCCTGAAGAGTTGGAGTTAGATGATTAGGAGAAAGGATCATCAAGTATGAGAACAGTGGTATGTGACATCGAAGCGGATGGGTTACTACCTCATGTATCTAAGATATGGTGTATAGTTGCAAAGGACTATGAAGATGGAACTGTTTATACTTTTACATCTGATCCTGACGATGATCATCCTAATGTAGAAGACTTTCATGCTTTCGCTGATGAGGTACATCATTGGATCGGCCATAACTTTCTCAGTTATGACGCCAGAGTACTTAAGAAAATACTCAACATCAGGATCAAAGGTAACAGGATCACTGACACTCTTGTTGTGTCACGGTTACAGGCTTACAGTAGACAAGGGGGACACTCCTTGCATAACTGGGGTGAGATACTTAAACATCCCAAGCTTCCATTCAAAGACTTCTCTGAGTACACACCAGAGATGCTTGAGTACTGTATCAATGATGTGGAGTTGAACTATAAGGTAGCCTGTTACCTAAAGTCCGAGGGCGGAAAGTACGGGAGCGCAAAAGCAGAGGCGATTGAACATGCTGTTCAGTACCTCCTTGACGAACAGAAGGAACGTGGCTTTGCTCTTGATGTAAAGAAGGCACATAAACTTTTCGCCCTATTCGGTAACCGTGCCGCCAGACTTGAGCTTGAGATACTGGCTGAGATGCCACCTGTACCTAAGTTCATTGATGTCAGAGAACCAAAGTATAAAGCTGATGGTTCCTTGTCTGTTGTGGGGTTGAAGAAACCTTTGGGGAATGGATGGGAGAATTGTTCCGGTCCATTCAGTTATGTGGAGTGGGAAGAGTTCGACTTGAATAGCCCAAAGCAGAAGGTTAAACGTCTTAACCCCTATTGGAAACCAACAGTCAGGACCAAAGGGTATCGTAAACTTAATGACAAGCTGAGGTCTGGGGAGATTAATCAAGATGAGTTTGATCAGAGACAACAGTATATGTGGCAAGTGTGTGAGGAAAATCTACAGACACTACCTCCTCATGCCCCGTCAGGGTTGTCTAAGTTGGCTGATTACGCTATGTATGTGGCTAGGCGGAACGAAGTGGAAGGGTGGTTAGATGCACTTGGAAGTGATAACAGAGTACACGGTACCACCTTTTCTATTGGTGCTGTCACTCATCGTATGTCTCATAACAGTCCTAATATGGCTAACATTCCGGGAAGCGACTCTCCCTATGGAACGGAATGTCGCTCTTGCTTTACTGTTGCCGACACTGATAATCGTTGCCTTCTTGGTGTTGACGCTAGTGGCATTCAACTACGTGTTCTTGCCCACTACATGAACGATCCAGACTACACAAAGGAAGTAGTTGACGGTGACATACACACAAAGAACCTTGAAGCTATGGGAATTGACAAAGGAGAATGGGATGAAGAACACGGGCAATGGTCAGCACGATCTACTGCAAAGACTTTTATTTACGCTTGGTTACTCGGAGCAGGAGATGAGAAAGTGGGTCTCATCTGTGGAGGTGATAGTTCATTCGGACGTAGGGTCAAGCAGACATTTCTTGAGTCTCTCCCCGCTCTTGCTGATCTCAAAGAAGAAGCAACCAAAACAGCTAGAACTGGAAGACTGGTTGGCATCGACGGACGACACATAGAAATCAAGTCCGCACACTATGCACTCAGCTGTTACCTACAGGGGGCTGAGTCATGCATCATGAAGAAGGCCATGATCGATTGGCATCTTGAGGTTCGAAAGAGAAACCTAGATGCACAGATGGTGGCTGTCGTCCATGATGAATTTCAAATTGATGTACGAAAGGAACATGCTGATGAAGTAGGAAATATTGTAGTTGACTCCATCATCAAAGCTGGTGAGTATTTTAATCTTAACTGTCCAATGGATGGTGAGTACCGTATCGGAAATAATTGGGCAGAGACACACTGACCCGCTTGACAAGCACATCACAGCTTGCTACAATATACATACACAGTAACTCATGAACATAGGAGATAGATAATCATGAGCAACAAACACGAAGATGTCGTCATTGAAGCTACCCTGTACTGGCCCTTCCTTGGTAAGGTCAACGATATGTCTGGTAAGTACCAGGTTGACCTTGGTCAGTTGGACAAGAATGCCATCAAGGCTATCCAAAGTCTTGGTCTGACTGTCCGTACTGATCAGCCTAAGGACGAAGATAAGCCTGATCGGGAGCAGTTCATCACGGCTAAGTCTAACTACCCGTTCAAGGTTCTGTTCAAGAACGGTGTCAGTGTTGTTCCTGTTGACAAGATTGGTAACGGCACCAAGGCCCGTATCAAAGTCAACTCGTACGATTGGCAGTTCAAGGGTAAGTCTGGTTCGTCCCTGTCTGCCAAGGTTATCCAAGTGACTGATCTTGTGGAGTACACGGGTGTTGTTGATCCTGACTTTGAAGACTCCACCCCTGCGCCGGGGCAGTCCCACCAGACGGATGAGTTGAACGACGACTTGTCTGATCTGTACTCGGACGACTAAGACTACACAGGGGCCGGGGTAGCTCAGTTGGTAGAGCAGTTGCCTTGTAAGCATCAGGTCGCCAGTTCGAATCTGGTCCCCGGCTCCATCTCTTTGAAAGGATAAAGTATGACCTCGATTGATACCCTTGTACCTGACATCATGAAGATGGTGGATGAAGGTGTTGACCAAGTAGATGAAGCTGCCATCCATCAACTTCTGTCTGACATTGAATACGGTGTCCGTCGCCAACTGACCAAGTCTGAACGACAGCGCAGTGGCACCCTCCGTATGTCCAATGTCGGTAAGCCTGACTGTCAGCTGTGGCATGAGTGTAACGACACTCCTTCAGAGGAACTCCGTCCTGAGACACGGATCAAGTTTCTGTACGGGGATATCGTCGAGGCTCTGGTTCTCTTCCTTGCCAATGCAGCAGGACATGATGTGAAGCATGAGCAGAAGGAAGTGGAACTGAATGGAGTCAAAGGGCACATCGATGCTGAGATTGATGGTGTGTTGATTGATGTCAAGTCTACATCCAAGTTCGGCTTTAATAAATTCAAGGATGGTACACTCCCTGAAGACGATCTTTTCGGCTACATGGGGCAGCTGTCCTCGTACAAACAGGCAGGAGGGTGGGACCGTGCCGCCTTCCTTGCCTTCAACAAAGAGAGTGGGGCCATGTGTCTCTATGAACCTGACGAGATTGACATGGATCACAATGCTGATCAACGTATTGACTTCGTCAAGGGGATGGTCACTGGTCCTCAACCTGAACGTTCCTTCGACGCCATCCCTGATGGTAAAAGTGGGAACATGAAGCTGGGTACACGGTGTGCATACTGTGCATTCAAGGACGAGTGTTGGAAAGACAGCAACGATGGGCAGGGATTGCGCACGTTCATCTATTCCAACGGTCCTCGTTTTCTGACCCATGTTGAAAGGGAACCTGATGTCCCGGAAACAACCTGAACACCACTGGGTTGGTCGTAAGCCTGACCCTAAGAAGTACTTCGGGTTTGTGTACGAGATCACATGCTTGGTTAACGGAAAGAAGTACGTGGGTAAGAAACAATACCACCGTTGGAGCCGACGCAAGATTGCTGGCCCATCGAAGTGGGAGTTCTACCAGTCTTCCTCCAAGCATGTGGCTGAGGACATCAAGAAGTACGGGGCTGACAAGTTTGAGTTCCGTATCCTGAAGAACTACAAGACACGAGGCGGCTTGGTGTATGGGGAAGCAAACCTCCAACACAAACGAGACGTCTTAACCAAACGAAAAGGAGACGAACGTGTCTACTACAATGCACAAATCGCAGGAATCAAATGGATTCCAAAGGAGTGGTGATGACTGATCATCTTGTCATCTTCGACATGCAAGTGAAGCCCGACTCTGACCTCTCTCATCTGCCAGCCATAGGTAACTACATCGTCCGTCATCAACCGGAGAAGATCATTGTCATTGGTGACTGGTGGGACATGCACTCACTATCTTCATATGACAGAGGGACCAAGAACGCTGAAGGTGCACGGTATCAGGATGATATCAAAGCCGGTATCAAAGCCATGGCCAAGATGCTACGTCCTGTTCACTTCCACAATGAACATATGAAACTGATGAAGAAGAAACAGTACCAACCTGAGATGCACTTCACCATCGGTAACCATGAGGAAAGGATCATGCGTCATGTCAATGCCAACCCAATCTTGGAAGGAACGCTTGGTTACCATAACCTTCGTCTCACTGAGTTTGGTTTTACTACTCATGATTTCCTCACTCCTGTCATTCTTGATGGGGTAGAGTACGTCCACTACGTACAGAACAGGAACTCCAAGTACGCCAAGTCTAGTTCCAAAGCCAGCATCGAACAGACCAAGGTGTCGGTCACCCAAGGACACCGGCCCTGCCTTGATGTTTACACAACATGGGGTGACAAGCAAGGGATGATGTGGTCTATCACCTGTGGTTCGTCGTACCTTGACCTTGAGGAATTTAAGAAGGCACAGGGTAACCAACATTGGCGTGGTATTGTACATAAACGTAACGTCAAAGAAGGTGACTTTGATCCCACGTTCTTTCGTCTGTCCTCTTTGATGGAAGAGTATAGTGATGATTGATTGGGTTGAGTTTAGACATGCAGTATGTGACAGGTACACCTCTGCTGAAATTGTGGATACCCTTGGGTTGACAGCTGAAGAACTTTATGCTACACTTGAGGTACACATCATAGAGAACTACCAATTGTTTGACCTTGTCCTTAGGGAGATGGGATTAGACTATGAAGAAGAAGAGGAGGAAGAGTATTAAACCAAGAAACGTGGCGGCTCATGAACTTGAGTCACCACTGTATCAACATAAGATCATCCCTAACAAGAAACGAGGACAACAAGATGTTTCAAAAGCTACTAGGAAGAGACAAGCCAGAGATGGAGGAGATTCTATTTAACCCTGATCCTCTTATCAATAGACTTGAGATGGTGACCAAGTTAATCCGAATGAGGGATTACGAAGAACTCAGCCTCAACTCAGAGAATCAGATTAACAGGGCTATTGAGTTGATCTTCTACTCTCTTGAACCTGATGACTACAAAAGGATAAGAGATGAAGCACTACACTAAGGAGCAAAAGGTTGCAGAGTTTCATAAGGCGATGGGGTTGCCGATTGACATCACATCCACTGTAACCCAACTGAAGCTACGTGCACGGTTGATTACGGAAGAGGCAATGGAAGTTGTCAAGGCCATGGAGGTGTTGGAAATGGAGCATGAGCGTTCCAAACCTGGTACCAAAGCTCAATGGGCACACTTGATGAAGGAGCTTGCTGATTTACAGTACGTACTCAGCGGAACCATTGTAACATTCAAAGAACTCTCCCCTGAATTTGATGTAGTCTTTAACCGAGTGCATGAAAGCAACATGTCGAAGCTAGATGATGATGGTAACCCCATCAGAGATAAAGAAGGTAAGGTTATGAAAGGACCTAACTATGTTGAAGCTAAATTAGAGGACCTATTTATCTGATGGTTGAGTTTGAAGAAGAGTACACTGAACTCCCCATCGAGATTATCAAAGACAATAGAAGGTGGATCAGGAATGATCTACTTGCCAAAACAAATGCGGATATGCTGTTACAAAAGATACAGGAAGATGATGGACAACACTACAATCCCAGTGAAGTCCGGCAACATATCCAAGATGCAACCGGTAGATTCCTTGCCTTATGGAGTCTACTCAATGGAGGGGAGACAGAAAATTCACCGCAGATTATGCAGCAAATAAACGGGATATGCTCCGCATTAGTCGCAGCATATAAACTTACGGAAGGGAAACAACCTACACTTAAGTTCAAAGATGAACAGTATACGGAGGTTAAATAAAGATGATCGGACCACAAGTAAAGGAGTGTGCAGACCTACATGCTACGAAATACAGGCTACCGAATGAGTCATATGAAGAAGGGATCGCCCGTAATGCAGCGGCACTTTCCGACAGTGAAGGTCACCGACAAAAACTTAGAAGCATTCTTGGAGAGCAACGATTTATGCCAGCCGGGCGAGTGCAATCTGCAATGGGTTCCCCTAGAGATGTTACAGCCTACAACTGTTTCGTTTCGGGAACTATTGAAGACTCGATGGAGAGTCTCTACAAGAGGACTGCACAAGCGGCTGAGACAATGCGGCGAGGGGGTGGGATTGGTTATGACTTCTCTCGTCTACGTCCTCGTGGTGATCGGATTGTCAGTCTCGACTCTTCCGCTTCTGGCCCTGTTAGCTTCATGCGAGTCTTTGATGCTTGGTGCGCAACGATTGTATCGGCGGGTCATAGACGAGGAGCAATGATGGGTGTCCTCCGTGTCGATCACCCTGACATTGAGGAGTTCATCCGTGCTAAACGAAATGAGACTGACCTTCGTAACTTCAACATCTCCATCGGCATTACTGACGAGTTCATGAGGTGTGTTGAGAAAGGAACCACCTTTGATCTGGTATTCGAAGGACGGGTTTACCGTACCATTGATGCTGGTGCGCTTTGGGATGAGATCATGCGAAGCACCTGGGACTGGGCCGAGCCTGGTGTACTGTTCATCGACAGGATCAATCAAGACAATCCCCTGTTCTATGTGGAGCGCATTGAAGCAACTAACCCGTGTGGAGAGCAACCCCTCCCGCCTTTCGGTGCTTGTCTCCTTGGCTCGTTCAACCTAGTTAAGTATGTAAACCCTGAAGGGAGGTTCAACTTTGACCTATTTAAAGAGGATATCCCTCATGTTGTACGTGCGATGGACAACGTTATCGATAGGACAAACTACCCTCTTAAAGAACAGCGTGAAGAGGCTCAGAAGAAACGTCGGATGGGATTGGGCATCACCGGCACTGCTAACGCTATACTTCTATGCGGTCATTCTTATGGTGATGATGCTTCACTACGTCTTGTACGTAAAATCATGAAGACTTTGTGTCTCACCGCATATGAGACATCGTCTGACTTGGCTGTTGAGAAGGGTACATTCCCTTTGTTCAGTGAAGAGTACCTTGATAACGAGTTCATGCAGAAGTTTCCTGATGATCTCAAAGCCAAGATCAAACAACAGGGTATGCGTAACAGTCACCTGATCAGCATTGCCCCTACAGGTACCATCTCCTTCACCGCTGACAACATCAGCAGTGGCATTGAGCCGGTGTTTGCGTACGAGGTACACCGTACTGTGGAGACAGACCTAGGTAAGGTGATCGTCCCTCTGAAGGACTACGTATGGAACTACCACGGCCTCAAGGATAAGACTGCGGATCAGTTGTCTGTTGATGACCACCTCAACATGCAGATTGCAGTGCAGCCTTGGGTGGACTCAGCCGTATCAAAGACCCTGAACGTGGGTGATGATGTCACCTTCGAAGAGTTCAAGGATACCTACCTCAAGGCATGGAAGGGTAAGCTGAAAGGAGTCACCACCTTCCGTCCCAGTGGTAAACGCTACGGTATCCTGAACAAGGTAGAGCCTGAAGAGGATGTGTATGAGGACGGTGCCGCCTGTTTCATTGACCCTGAGACTGGACAAAAGGAGTGCGGATAATGAAGTATTTTATCCTTAAGAAAGTGTATGAACATGTTGCCACATACGATACGGAGGAGAAAGCTGAAGAAGTTCTTGACCAATTAGGTAGAGATTATATGAACTCTTTCGGAGAGTTTAGTCCTTACTTCATTGAAGAATATGAGGGGGATGAAGATGCCTGACATTGAAAGAGAGTTTGCCTACCAACAAGAGCAGCAGAAGAAAACAACCCAAGCCTACCGAGACAACTGGAACCACATATTCAAACCCAAGACAGAAAAGGAGAAGAAAGATGTACGGCAAGGAAGCGATGGAAGCAATGAATGACCACCCAATTGAAGATGCGTTCCATTCACCTGATATCTCTGTGTCGCCTGAAGAGGATGAATGGATTCGTAAGCGATGGGGTACGTATGATGAGCCTGACCCTGTCGTTGCTGCCAATATCCGCCGACTGAGTGAACGATCAGCTGAAGGTATGAAGAAATATGGCACCACAATGATGCGTGATGACCTGACCTCTGTGGAATGGATTGACCATGCCATTGAGGAAGCCCTTGACT